TGTTCATTGTATTCCGTCATCTTTTTTCTCCAATTTGTTAAACTCCCTCATTAATTCAACCACATAATCGTAGTCGGGTACAAAATCTTCGACCTCTTGCGGCGTAGTGGGTTTGCGTTTAGTCATCGGTTTCCCACGGTTTCTTGCCTTCATTCTTAGCCAGATAATGCCACGTTTGTTTGCCTGGAACTACATGTGTTCGCACACGATCGCCCAAATACTTCTGCACGTAGCTGACTGCGTAACGTGCTGCTCTCTCACCACTAGCCATCTTTGCTTTCTTCAAAGCCTGGCGCGCCACGAATTCCATGTCGGCACGCGTGTAGAATTTAGTGATGTCCATTTGCTTTGCCACGACGCTCGCTATTTCAATCTCGTCGGGTCCCTGTTCAAACTCCACGCGCGTCCACTTGCCCTTGCCGTAGTCAAACGCCGCCGCGTGACTCTCGGGTTCACGTGCGTTACGCGCTTCGTAGAACATAGTGACGTTGGGCTTGTCGCCCAGCAGTTTAATGCCCGAGTCAAACCAACCGGCGAACACCGAACCACCACGGGCAGACATGAAGGACAGGTCGTCGGCGCGTTCTTTGCCAGTGTGATGAGCGATGATGAAGGCGATGTTGTGTAGGTCGATCAGCTTGTCCACGCGATCCAAGACCTTATGAATGTCGGCGTTGTTGTTCTCCTCGCCGTCAAAGAAGTTGATGAAGGGGTCGAGCATGACGATATCGGGCTTATGAAAGGCAATCTCCTCGCTGATCATGTCGATGTCCTGGTCGCGCATGAAGTTTTTGCGTAGGCGTCCCGACGGAATCAGGTTGGACTGACCCAGTGCCAGCAACTCGGGGTCGCCGAGAAACTGCTGGAAATATAAATCGATTCGGTTCTTGAGGAACTCCTGGATAATCTCGGCCTGTAGCCACACCACCTTCATCGGTCTCGAGAAGGCTGTCCCCATGAATTCGGTCCCCGTCGCTGCCGCTACCGCAAAGGCGCCGAGCCAATGCGACTTGCCGATCTTGGGTTTGCCGATGAGCAGCACACGCGCACGTTCAAATATAAAGGCGTCGCCCCAATACTGTTCGATGCCGTCAGAGTCCATCTCCTGCCACTCGTTATCCGCGTAGGATTTTAAAGCGAGCGGTCCGCCCTCTGGCTCGGGGACGGAGGTATCGAGGATGGGATCTTCCTGTTCCAGTATTTCTTTCAGTTCGTCACCGAGCTGCACTTCCCAGGTACTCGTGTTCCAGCGGATAACCCCGCCGTCTAGGTCTTCGGGGTGACGTTTCATGTGGCCGTTGATGATCGACTGCACGGTGGTGGCGACTTCGACCATGGCCATTGGCGGTTGATTACTCTGATTCCAGTCGTGTGCCTTGATTAAGAGTTCGCGTTGTCCCCAGCCTTCACGAATCCAACGTCCGACCAGGCGTGACAGGGTAGCGTTGCGCGTTCCCGAATCGACGCCCTTGGTGGTCAGTGGTTGTTTGACGATGGATTCGACCTTGCCTTTATTATTAAAAGTATGAATGGCGTCGAGATCTTGTTGGGTCAGCGACGGCAGTTCGTCGAGCGATTCAATCGGCAAAGTGTCGGGGGTGTGGAAGAAGTAATGTTCGGAAGGACACACCATAACGTACCCGCCGGTCCCACGCACGTCTAACTTATTGTGTCCAGCACTGTTACGTACTTCGAGGTTGGTGTTGATGGAATAAAAATAGTGGAAACCACCACGCGGAGTGGATTGTTTGAGGGTAGTACGGGTGGTGTTACCTTCTTCAATGAAATCAACAGCTTCCTGTGAGTCGGCGTCCAGAACCACGAAGTTAATGCCCGTCAACGCCGCCCAGTTAGCGCCCGGATATATCTTTAACCAGTTGGTCAGCTCCTCTTCGGTGGGTTGACGACGCTGATAATCAGACCATTTAACGCGCGGGGTCTTCGACCAGCGCATCTTGACTTCCTCTTCGGTTTCAAACGGGTGTTTGCTACGGAAGTATTCGGGGATAAAATCCTGCTTAGAACCGCATGGAATCAGGTGTAAACCGTGTTCCCAGAAGCTCTCCAGCATTTCATCTTTAGTCTCTTTAGCAAGTTGCTCCCACGTCTGATTGGCATTTAATTTCAGCGCCACTCCATTCTCCAGTTAGGACTACGCGATCGATTGTTCTAGTTCAAGTTTTTCCTCAACTTTGCGTCGGGCGTCGTGAAAGATGTCCTCCCACGTCAACAGCCCGTCGGTTTTTATCATCAATTCGATGGCTTTCTCTACACTTGGCTGACGTACATTCCAGCGCCACGCATTGACGGTTCCGGGGGACAGATCCAACATGTGAGCCACTTTTTTCGGTCCCATTTTTGCTACGTATTCAGTTAGTGTCATGATTGTTTTCCTGTGTTTAAATTTGTTAGTAGGGATAGTAACAAAAAGATAGTTGACTTGCAAAGCCTTTTCGTTATAAACTTATCACTGCATTATTAAACAGGAGAAAAAAATGACCGAACCTTCAAGCACTTCTACGCTTTCTTTGGCTCAACTGAGAGTCCAGAAAGAAAGGCTCGACGAGAAAAAACGGGAACTCACTAAACAAACTCAGGTCCTGTCCGAACGCATCGCTGCGCATCCGGACCTAGCTCAGACCATCCAAATTTTAAAGCAAAGCGGTGGCTCCAAAACCACTGAACATTTTATCGTTAAGCTGGGTCGTAAAGAAACCTGGGACCAAACTGTGCTGCAACAAATCTTTGACACGGCAGGCATCAACGAAGCGCTGTGGCCTTTCAAACGGGAATGGATTGTTGATACGCTGCTGATGAAAAATATAAGACGCGATTGGCCCGACCACTACAACACTTTAACCGACGCTTTAAGAACAAAGATAGACGAGAAACCCTACATACGCGTCGTGACACCGAAGGCAACGTCATGAACACATTAAAAGAATTAATTAAAACTGGCGTCATGAATGAAAACAAAACCTTAGAGGACGTTCATGATTCCGTAAACCAACCAAGACACTACACTCAAGGAGAGATTGAAAGCATCCAGGCGATTGAAGCCATGCTCGGTCAGAACGGCATTCGTGCCTTCTGTCGTGCCAGTGCCTTGCAGTACATCTGGCGTGCGCCGGACAAGGGCAAAGTGGAAGATCTAAAAAAAGCCGTGTGGTATCTCAATTACGCCATCGGCACTTACGGGGGAAAGAAATGAAAGCCAAAAAAATAAGACAGGTTCTTAAAGCTACGGGTATCGATGTTAAAGATGTAGCTTACCGAGACATAACACAGATGAATAGGAACGTCACTCGCATCCTAGATACTAACTGTGGCAGAGCAATTTACCAACGAGCCAAAAGAGGGATAGCATGACATTAGAAGGTATAACACAAGGGGTAAGTATGGTACCCGTCAAGGTAAACATCTACGGTCCCAATGGCATCGGCAAGAGTACCTGGGCAGCCCAAGCTCCCAAGCCGGTGTTCGTTACCACCGAAGAAGGTTTGAAGTACATCGACGTACCCCACTTTGAATTGTCCCCGACGTATCAGGACGTGATGGATAAAGTCACACTGCTCGGCAAGGAGAAGCATCCTTATAAGACAGTGGTGCTGGACTCTACCGATTTCCTGGAAAGTCTCATCCACGATGCCGTCTGTGAAGACAAGAACGTGGAAGGCATTGAAGCCTTGGGATTCGGTAAAGGCTTTACGGAATCGGAAGAGAGATGCCGTAAGCTGTTGCGTCTGTTGGATCGACTGCAACAAGTTAAAAAGATGAACATTATCTTAGTGTCACACGCGGCCATCAGAATTTATGCAGATCCCGAGCGCGAACCTTACGACCGCTGGGAATTGACCACACACAAAAAGATTTCTAATCTCATTCGCAACTGGGTGGATTTTAATTTCTTTGCCAACTACGAAGTCTCTACGACTTCAGCGGGCAAAGGCTTTAATGAGAAAGCCAGGGCGGTGAGTTACGGAAAAAGAGCGCTGTTTACACAGTTCAGTGCTGCCTATGACGCGAAGTCACGGGTAGCCTTACCAAAGAAACTGCCGCTCGAATGGGATGCGTTTTATAACGCGTATAAAGAAGCACTTAATATAAAGGAGACTAAAGATGAGTGATGATTTTAATGTAGAACTGGAAGGAGTTGAAGTTCAGGGTGGTGAGTTTGAAGCCTTCCCCGAGGGCATTTACGAAGCCCAAGCTGATACCTGGGAACAACGCGACTCCGCACAAGGCAATAAGATGCTGAAGGTGGCTTTCAAAATTTTGGGACCCGAGTACCAAAACCGTTTGATCTTTGAGTATTTTGTACTCAATAACCAGGTGGCTTTGTCGAGACTCAAGCAGTGGCGTATCGCCACGGGTGCGGACGGCAACGATCCGTTGAACGGCGAAAGTATTGCCGATCAAATGCAAGTGCCGTTCACGGCCACGGTGAAGATCAAGAAGAGTGATGATGCAGATTATCCCGATTCCAACACCATTGCCAATTTTCGACCACTGCAACAGGATTCAGCTCCTAAAGAGGCAGCGGCAGACACCGCAGCTGACGAAGGAGCGGATGATTCGGATATGCCTTTTTAGGTAACAGTCTCCGGTCGGGGAGTTCGGGGCATCTTCCTAATAAACAAAATGCCTCACTTTATTAACAGGAGAATTATGAAATCGAACGACAACACCAAACGCTTGGCCACGCTCGCCATCAACCGCGTTACTCAATCCCTGGAAAAAACTTACCAAGACCAGGAAATGCCACCCAAAGTACGCCAGGCTTACGAACATGCTGCCAATACTTCGTTGCATTTAGAGCTGGAATTAGATAAAAAGGGGAACGACCATGGGACAAATTAAACTGATGCTATACGATGTGGACGTGACTTACGATCCCGACATCGAAGCCAAATACGGCAAGGAAAAAGCCATTGAGGAATGCTCGAAGGCTTTAATCAAACAGAACACGCGCGTGGATAAGGACCTGATCCGCCAGTGGCGTAACAATCAAGACTGGACAAATATAATATGAGCAAAGAAAAAAAAGTAGTGTCTATTAAAATGAGTGACAATCCTAAATACTCGGCGGGAGAAAGGGCGATATTTAGAGCCATGGATTTTTACATAGAATTAAAAGAGAAAGAGAGTGAGAGTAAAGATTTCAACCCGTGGGAAGCAACCCATGACTTGTTTTATAACCTGGCATTAGTGCATTTGTCCTTCGCTAAAAGTCACGAACAAACTGCGCAAGTAATGGCCGTAATTTTGCGGGCGGTTGCGGAAGCAACCGATATGGCGTTGGAATGTGCTGATAGAGAAAACAATGAGAGCATTTAGACAACCAACCAAGATGAACGAACACAAGTCTCCTAAAAAGACTTGTCAGTCCAGGAACAGAAATATCGCTACCTCAACGATGAATAAGCACACACGCAGAATGAGGGGTAAGTCTCTGCGTTACAGAGGACAAGGGCGATGAATCTTAGAGACATACCAGAAATCCAAGCTATCCAGATGCGACAGGATATTAGGATGCTTATAGAAGAGTATGGATTTACTTATGTCTCGATAACTAAATACACTGGTTGTAGCGAAAGGGCAGTAAGGGAATTTTATATAAATCCTACAAGAGGTTTGAGTGAGGAAAACCACAACAAGTTGTATAGGTGGTTAAGTGAAATCAAAGAAGTTATAGAAGAAGCAGAGGACAAGGACGTTAAATATTGAACGTTCAATGTTTATCTGTTTCTGTCTCGTTCTCTTTCTTCTACGAATTCTTCTATCTGATCAAACATACCTTTCTCTAAAGCTACCCTAAGTGTTCGTGCCTCACGGAGTAATTCATTACGCAGGTTTTTGATTTCGAGGATTATTTCCCTTTTCTCCTCTGGAGTCCTGTCGTTATCATTGATGATCAGTTGTTGCAGTTCTCTAATCTCTGCAAGATTTTCGCCCTTGTCGAGAGAAGCTATTTGATTCAATTCTTTTTTAAGGTCTTTTACTGTATCCACATATTGAAGCTGATATATGTCGTCATAGTGATAGGCTCTCTTGTCTCCTACCTCTATTAAATCTTCCAATGCCTTTGAATTAGCTAGAAATTCATCCGTTAGGTCTTGCAATTTATAGAACTCATTAACCAAGCCACTCGACTCTGCGGGATGAACCAGACCACCAATGAATAATGACTTCTCCCACCCCGTAGAAGGCTTGGTCGGAGCATCTGGATTAACATAATTGGTTATCAGACCGTCAGCTACCATAGCTATATAAGCACCGTAAGGTCCCGTATATCCCTCCCATATCTTTTGCACCTGCAAGGGAGACATATTCAAAGCTTCTCCTACCTCCACATAGGCATTCGGAGTAGTTGCCCTGCGTTGTAATTTAGGATCAGTAGGAGCAGAAGGTCTTTCTGAAACGACAGGTTGTCCTGTGAAGAAATCATAATTAAAGGCTACTTCTACTACAGGTTTAGTCGCTTGTATTTCCCAAGGTGCCAATTTCAATGTGCCTGTGGCTTGTCGCCACATGGCTTCCCGTACATCCCGCCACGTTTCTCTTTCATCCATTAAACGTAAAAGCATTTCTGGTAAAGTTCCAAACATAAGTCCCAACTCAAACGGTTTGGGTATTCTCGGTGTGAATCCAAGCCACTTCTTAAAACCGGGTATGATCCAATACAGTTCCCTTTCTTCCTCCGACATCTCCTTATATTCATCAGAATCCTTGACTGCCATGTAATACAATGGGGTAAGTGACATAAACATAGCGGTTCGGAACCAAACTGCCGTTTGTCTTTCTCGCTTGGTAAGGGGTTTACCCCCTTTAGCTTTCTTACCGTAAGTACCTGTATAAGCACGGGCAAAAACATCCATCCCTTGCCACCTTGGGTTCTGGAAGGGTAACAGCGTAGATAAAATCTGAACCAGACGATTCTTACCCCTACGGGTAAAGTTAAGTATTTCCATAGCTTGGAAAATAGCTTCAGCTTCGTCCCCAGTTTCCTTTAAAATTTCGTTATATACCACTAAGCGAGTCGAGGTATCCGTAATAATAGTACCCTGTCCTAATAAATCCCATACACCCATAAGAATATCGAAAGGTAATCCTTTTATGCCTTCCACCGATGCAAGGTTTCGTATTCCCGATTGACGATAAGCCTCTTTAACTACCTTGTCGGCATCTTCGTAATCAGCAATTACCTGATCATAACGGGTAACAACCCCAGCATTTCTTAATTTAAAATACCCTTCTGGTAACGTCATTTCTTCAGTCACTCCGGGAACCTGTGCCAATAATTTACCATTAGCTAATTGCACTGCATTACCCATAGAGCGGAAAACCGTTGACAGGACACCCGTACCCAACAGTGATCCCGCAGTTAATCCGTCTCTCATTACTTGTTTTGCCCAGAACACGGGAACTCTGGTAATGGATTCACTGACAACCCGCTTGGGAAAAGCTGCCGCACTTAAAAATCCACCCATAGGCATTTGACCGTCAGCAAAATTCTGGAAGGCTTCAAACAAAGGTCTGTCCAATACCCTAAAGGCTTTGTTCTTTCCACCCACTCTGGTCTTTACTACCCTTGAATCCTTGGAACTTAACGGAACCTGCTCTGCCTGTCCCGCATCAATCATGTTCCTCATAACTCGGTTAGCTGCTACATTCTTCATTCCCAAGACAATAGCTGCCCTTAGATTCTGGGAGATAGCCGTTATTGGATCGAGGGTTTTCTTGGTTTCACTACCCTTGGCTTTGATAAATATATTCTTACCGAATGGGTGCATCCCTCGAAAGAGTTGAGGTCCCCTCGTCCTGACATCATCTCCTTCGTCAATAGCGAGTACACGATAGAAGGGGAAATAATCTGCATTAGCTGTCCACTGTTTAGCGGTTGTTTCATCCAGTACCTGCGTATCCACCAAGAATTTAACAATGTGCTTGTCCCACCTGTCGTAAGCTTTCGAAACATCATTTAACCAAGGATTTTCCTTTAAAATCTTTTTCGCATCTTTCTTGTCTTGTGCAGTAATTCTGATCTTTCTTCCTTCCTGATCAAATCGAGTTTCACGTTTTACCACTCTAATAGCATTCCAAAGCCATAAATTATTTGGATTTCTGAATAAAGGACGCATGAATTCCATAGGGGGTATCACAGGTTTGCCGTCCATAGGGGATAACTTTGCTACATGAACATAACCCTTATCATAAACTACGGTGCCTTCCATGAAAGCACCTTTCCAAATCTCTCCTGATCTATCTGAAAACATTAAAGCAGATATAGCAGAGGTACTTGCCAGTAGCTGTTCCTCACCAAAACCTCTTGCTCTTTGTGCTACGGCTTCACTGGTAGCAAATGTGGCATACTGATCCACCAGTTGTTCACGAAGGTTTTCTATAGTAAAAAACTCCGTAGCTTTTAAAATACTTTCCCCTATCGTAATATCTTCAGCAAGCTCGTCCCTAATGGTAAGCCTACTGATAAGCCTCTCGGCAACTTCATCTAATTTCTTGCCACCCTTAAGAGAATACTTCTTACGGAGGGCATTCGGTACTTCTACTACAGTATCTTTGGTTAGCTCCTGCGTATAGGCAATATGGATTGCATCTGCCGAAGCGTTAAGGTTGAATTTAGCGGTGTACCCCGCAGAGACAAGCCTTTCGTTGATGCCCTTGGCACCCTCGATGGCTTCTTCTATACTTACTGCTCTTGTTTCTGAGAAGGCTTCTGATACAACTTCTTGAATAGGAGAGTCGCTAGTCTCTCTGATTCTTTCTCCCAGAGTTCCTCGTTCTCTACCGATAGAAGCGGGTAGGATACCTGTGTCCTCTCTAACGATTTCTTGTCTTTGTTTGCCATTATTGTCTATCCATGCAAATCCGTCATGTGTTATATATTTTACCCTATGATAAGTGTCAGTAGGAGTATTTCCTACACTGGCTATGTAAGAAGGAGGAACTAATCTACCTGTTTGAGTAAATCTTAAAGATGATCTAGCTTGAACTAAAGGTTCAGTAACCTCTACAAGTGCAATATTAACTGTATAGCCTAATTCTTTTAGATTACGCACATCATCTAAAACTTGTGCTCTTTTACCAATCCCACCCACTTTTGGAATAAGTATATCTTTATTCCTTCTGACCATTTCTTGTGTGGCAAGCCTAGATAATACAGAAGCTTCTCTATGAACCGCATTTGCCCCTATACCATCTCCGTATTCTGGAATAAAGCGTTTAACATCATCATTATCAATAATAGCTAAATTATTCTCTCTTGCTACGCTCTCAGCAAAATATGATTTACCCGCAGCAGGAGGTCCTAGAAAGTACCAAGCGATTTTATTATTACCCACTCTGCCGTCTGCATAGCTTTCTGCTTTCTTTATAGTGGCATCAATAACATTCTTCACTCCTTTAACTTTCTTACCGTCAATAACAAATTCCCGGTTGTTTAGGTAAGAAGGATTAAGTGCCCAATTTTCTCCATACCTTTGTAGGTATTTATCAATAGTTTCGGGAATTTCCATCATGCGTCTTTCTCCCTCTACTATAGCGGGATGTTCCATGAGATCATTAACAGGGGTTCCTGATTCCAATAACTCTAATAAATTTCTTTTACTCTCAATAAATTCCTGATCAGTAGTAGGGTAGGCTAACTTATATTTAACCTTCTGCCCTATCATGTGAGCAGGAGTTGGATATTGTTTTAACCTGTCGGTAATCCATTTACCCCTTCTTTTCTCTTCGGGTTGTGCCATGTATTCAGCAAAGTTCTCTCCGTAAGGGAAGCGGTAAGTATTTCTTGGTACTGTTCTTTCTCTCTCTGCGTATGTGGGGGCATTCTTTATGGCGGGTTCTCCTATTTCACGCAATAAGGTTTCACTGGCAGATGCTTCTGGAAAGAAATTAAATGGGAAACTAAAATCAGCTAATGTTTTATTAACTTGTTCTTCTGTCGCAGTCACAGTAGGTAGACCAAACTCTTCTGCAAATATTTTCTGTTGTGCTTTGAGCTGTTGCGGGGAAGCATCAAGAGATACTTGAGTCATACCCATAAATCGGGTAACTATATCTTTGACTCTATCGAGTGTTTCTGGAGCCGTGTAATCTACATAATCTAAACTGCCTTGTGCTTCAGCCGTTTCTTTAGCAATCCTTAAACCGTCTGCATCTACTAATAATTCATTTTCCCAATAACCTAAAGGCTGAAATGCGTCTATATTGACCAAGACTTCGCTCTTGTCTATTAGCCAAGATTGCAAGCTAAACCTGCCCACTTCATCTTTTCTCATATATGCAAATGCTTTGGCTACTTCAGGACTCAATGTGACAGGCACCACTTCATCTGACTCAATTACTGCACCACCCTGAATACCCCCTCGGTAAACCCTGATCTGTTGCGGGAAAGCATCAAGAGATACTTGTGTAATATCTATTATTTCCTGTGCTGCTTTATCTACTTGAGCCTCAGTTAATTCTGGATTATTAGTCGAGTTCCTAAGATTATCCAATGATTGCTCTAAACGGTTAGGACTTTTGTTTAATACATTGAATACATCACTATAAAGTTCAGAACCAAAAGGAGTTCCTATTGCCCATGCTGCTTTATCGGGATCATAGGCATCAGCCATATCAAATAAGTCTCCCGTCAGACCAGATAGCTTGTACTTCATTATTGGGAAAGGTTTGCGTGGAGGGACAGGAATAACTTTACCCGTTCCCGTAGTAAATATTCTTTTATCTGGAGTAGTCGGAGGTTCTTTGGATTCGTATTCTATTTCTTGACTGGGTGCTGTGATCAATCTGCTTGAACCAACGTGCAAATATTCAGTACCCTCATAAGCGGCTTGTGCCCAAGCTGGAATCCTTCCGTCAAAGAGAATGGCATTATTTAAAACTACAGAGGGACGATCAATCGTATATGCAGTTATCTTCGACCTGTCGCCCTTGATTTCAAAAGGAGGATTGACAAAGCCATTCGCCATCATTTCCGCTTCTGACCTGTTATTGGTAACTACGTTAGTGGAGATGCTTCTGTCCACATCTCCTACTCCATAAACTCTAAAGAGAGTGGGGTGTTCTGGGAAGCCTTTCTCGGCAAGATTTTCTTGAGTGTACTGATAGAGTTGACTTTGAGTTGCCCCTACTTCCTTATTCTGTACTTCCCTACCAAATCTTCTAGTCATATTAGGATCGCCAACAATGCCTTTCTCAAAAATAACTTGAGGAATGTGGGCGAGATTATTGCCGTACTCACCAGAACGGGCAGAAAGTGTGAACTCGGAAGTTAGCGAAGTAGGTCGTCTCTGCTCTTCACTTAGTTTAAATTTTAGATTAGGAATATCTGATAAAGGACGGGTAGGAATGGGAGTTGTAACATCAGCTTCTTCCGAGAAAGTGTCGTCTGTATCCACTGACTGCCCTGTAGCAGCAGATAACATTGAATAATATGTCTGTTGGTAATGCCTTTCCATTTCAACAGTAGTTCTACTCGCTGGACGAGATATCTGATACGTCTCTTGGGGTCTGCCGAATTCATCATAACTCTCTACTGTTACCTCTTCTTTCGTAACATCAGTTCGTGTTCGTGCCCCTATCTCTCCTGAGATAAGCTTGTCGTAAATGTCTTCTGTAGTCTGGAATCCAGCTTCATCAAAGCCACGATAAATACTTTCAAGGAACTTGGTAAAACGATTTGCCAAAGCACGGGGTTGACCTACCACCTTGCTTTTACCTTCATGTATATCCTCTATGAGCATGGCTGATGCTTCTTCTTGTATGTTCTCTGGAGTGGTGCCAGCATAAACAATTTCGGCAACATCCATGTAAGTCGGGGCACGACCTAACCTGTCCCTTAATTTCATAAACATTGTTTTATCCCCACCGAATATTTCATTGACTAGAGAACGGGATATTTTTTTGGTTTTAATGGAGTCTAGGAAATTCTTCTTCTCACTGGGACTAAACAAATCCATATCCACAGCACCGTGCCAAGATTCATGGGCTAGGGTTTTTAGTAGTTCTTCATATACAGCACCCCAAGTAACGTCTGCCTCACCAGTCTTGTTTTTGGCAGACCGTACTGCGGAAACTACGTCCAACATAATCTTTCTTAAAGCGGGATTGAAGACACCAGTTACCTCGCTATCCCTTACGCTGTGTGCCCTTTCTATCTCATTATCCAGCATAGGAACTACGTTAAGAGTAATTTCAGGTATATTCATTTCCACCAACGCTTTTTTCAGGTTCTCTAAATAATCTAAATTTTGTTTTAGATTTTCTTGTGCATTTGGATCAGTGGCTAAATCTTGTTGGGTTTGTCTGTTGAGCGACCATGCACCGCCCTTATTCAAAACGTACTTGGTTCCCTTCTTATTGATGATTCCAGCACTAATCAAATCGTTTCTTAAACGGGTAGCAGTACGCTTGCTATTTATATTATTAGGGTCTAAGCCCAACATACTAGCTATGTGATTAAGAGTGGGGGGATTGCCGCTAAAGAGGGAATCTACAACTCTGCTGTAGTCTTCTTTAAGCCAAGTTCTGGAAGTGAGATCGGGGAGAGAAATGGTATCCCCTTCGTGTGCTGGAAGGCTACTCAAAAATGAGTAGATAAATGATTTCTGGGCATTGGAAAGTTTATTGTAATTGCTTTCCCCAGTGAGTCTCTGGGCGAGTCTCTTGAATGTATCAGATTTTGTATCAATATTAACATTGAGTTTTTTCTTGAGGTTCTCAAACATTTTACGACTGACTCTCGTAGGTGAATTAACACCCCGTGTCCTGTCGCTGAGAGAATCAGCTTTAGCCTTCATTAAGATATTGAAGTCTTTTTCGCTAAGAGCTTTTTTAATAACCTGTATGTCAAAGGTGGTAGCATCTCTGCCTACAGCATTCAATATACGTTCAAAGGCTGCTTGATTTGAAATTCCAATATCATTGGTTTCCAATTCACCCAGTTCTACGGTATTGAAATAAGGATCGTTAAGGAGGGAACCTAACTCTACACCGAATTCACTGTCTTGTATTCCCAGTGATTCCAGCGTATCTGATACAAGTTCATTAGAATAACGGGATTGGCTGATGATATTGAAAGCACCTGATACACCCGCAGCTTCTTCCTCTGTTGCAAAGGATTCGCCCACCTTTCTGTCATGGCTATCCTTTATCTGATAACCGCCCTGACCGTCAGCACCTACATAAAACTGATTAGGGGCTATAAGGTTTGGTTTACTGCTTTTAGCAAATGTAGGAATACTGTCCCAGTATTGATTATAGACATCCCAAGCTCTTTCAAAGAAAGGAATTCCTGTAGTTCGTATGATGCTATCGTTACTTTGGGGATCAAGAACGGCATCCCCCTTATGGGCTAAATGACCCAATCCTTTATCCTTGGCTTGTTCCATCCTCCTATTAACAGCTTTGTTTACTTTTCTATTTGATTCCTCTTTAGGTGAATAATTCTTATACGCCTGTGCGGTAGCAACCATACCCAAGGATATATCAGCAGGTACGAAAGCAAATTCACCGATACCTTCCGCTAATACTTCTCCAAAATTAATTAATTGTCCTTCTTCCAAAGTAGCTAACTGGGCAAAGTATTCAGCTCCTGCTGGAAGAGCTACTTGTGCGGGAGTTTGTAACGCAAAATTTGTCATAAAGCGATTGGCGGGAGAAGGAGTATCACCTACTGCTCGGAAACCTGCTCTGGGTAAGGTAGCTCCTGTAGGCTTATAAATATAAGGCATGATGCCTCTGGTACTTCTAGTTACTATTGTAGGAGCCATGATTTTAGTTGCTAAACCACCTGTTAATCCGTCAATGGAACCAATTATCAAGCCTCTGGTATTCGCATAATCTTCTGCTTCTTCTATGAGTTCTTCATTATTAAAGGTATCAATAATTGAATTACGATCAGTTACGTCCAATCCTTCTGCTTTAAGATATTCATAAAAAGAATGTACGTTTTCTACGCCATAAGAAGCTGCCCCTGTTGCTAATCCTGTGCCGAGAAAGTTTGTCAATCCAGAATAACCTGCTAAACGCAACGCACCCGCAGTTCCAAAACTAGCCATAAGTATTAAAAGCGTAGATGCTCCAGACATCCCCACCACATCACCCATAAAATCCATTTTTTGAGGAGCAGTCAAATCACGAAAAGCTTCCCTTGTGTTTTCCCAACTTCCCTGTCCTGCGGTAAAGATATACTTAGAAGCATTACTTAGTTCAGCTTCAGCTAAAGCATTTGATCTACGAGCCGACTCAATACCCCGTTCTTCTAAAGATTTATAAAGTCCCTTCTCTTGCTTCTCAACCTCAATGCCAAATTGGGTAAGGTCTGCTCCTCCGTATATGTTGGGTTCAAAACTGGGTGGCAACGAGGTAATTCTTTCAGCTATATCTGCTTTTATTTCATCATCTGACTTACCGCTTCCATTTAATATCTTGTCTATTTCTTGAAGACGTAAACTCTCATCATCTGTTAAGGTGCCTCGAATGTCCTTCATTCTTAATTCGGCATCTTCGTTTTCAAGTGCGTCAATCTGAAAAGCCATTTCCTTTAAGTTATCTAAAGTAGTTTCTCCCCTTGGGGACCATTCTTCAAGAACAGTTCTGGCTCCAGTAAAGGATTTACCTAAAAGACTCCAAAAATCTTCTCCTTCTGCTTTAGTAGTTTCTCCGAACCATTCTGCTTGTTCGTATCCGCCCTCTTCTACAGGACCAATCTTCAAATCAGTTCGTAACTTTCCCCTCTCATCTTCAGAAAGAACTTTTCCCACAGGAGGTATGAATTCTTCTTCAATAACTTCTTCAGATACCACTTCATCAGGAGTTTCAATTACCTCTTCTTCCACTTCCTCTTCAACCTGAAGGGGAGTGTTGGCAATATAATTCTCCAGAGCTTTTAATTTTTGCTCCTCAGATAAATCATCAGGTAGCCAAACTTGACGACCATCTGGAGTGGTTTCTAATCCCATGTTACTCCAGCATTTGTTGAACGGAAGGCAATCCTACTGGAGTAGGGGTGGACAATACCCTGCCCCCTCCCTGTTGCTTTATTCTAGTAGATTTTTTTATGGCTTGAACTGCATCGTAAATAGCCTGATTTTTTCGTATTTTTTCTATTTCATCTAGCTGTTCTTGAGTTGGATTTGGTCCATAAGTTGCCTTGGCTATACGCATGATTTCTTTAGGATCATTTACAACATCCATGATGTTTGACTGATTCTCCACATACTCTGTAGCCTGATCCCAAAGTGCAGCTTCGTGTCTCATTTCGGCACTTATAATAGTTCCTTGTTGAGAAAGTTCACCTGCAAACCTCGCACCTCGTTCCGTTAATTTTGATTCAAGGACGGGACTTCCTTGTGCATCTAATTTAGGAACACCCTCTTCCATCACTTGTTCCCATATAACAAATTCATTATCTGAGGTTCCTGCTTTTCCACCGGGAGGACCACTTCCTGCTAATTCCCGAACTATCTGGGTTTTCACAGTGAACGCATCAGGCTTAGTCATGTATTGTCCATAAGCCTCTGCCTGTTTAGCTTGAATTCCTAATTGAGCCAACTTGAGTTGTCTATCTCTTTCTGCTTGAGCCATTGTTGATTGTGCACCTGCTAACGCTAAATCTTCTTTTTCTCCTGCCGCTCTTCGTGAAATAGCTCCCTCTATAACGGGACCCATACTTGCTGATAACTGTTCTGGAGTTCTCGCAGTACCAACGGCTAATCCTGCTCTGAGCATATTCATCCCTTTACTAAATTTATCCCTTTCTTTTCTTCTTTCAGGGGAATAGTAATCTAACATCATTTCTTGATAAGCTTTTTCTGCTTCCGTTTGCCCATAGAGGGAAGGGTCAAATTGAGGCATCCCCCCTAGTTGAGGTATTCCCCCTAGACCGAGTGTGGCATCCTGATAATTTGTTTTACCCAACATGACTCGGTTGGTTCTACCGCCACCTGCCATACCTTCTTCTTCTTCTTCTTCTTTTTTCTTCATGTAATATTCATAGAGTGCTGGGAGCATTCCCCCCATTGATGTATCGCTTTCTATACCAGCCTCAAGTGCCCCTAAAATTCCAAAAGGAGGTAATCTTCCTCCACCTTCCATTCTCATAGGCATTCCTTGAGGCATTCCTTGACCTTGAGGCATTAGGGATTCTAGTCCTCCGCCTTCTATGGAAGCGGGTTGATTAACGGGCATTCCTTGAGCCATAGGCATCCCTTGTGGGGGTGCTCCTTGGGACATATTACTGGGCATAATACTAGAGATACCTTCTTGAACTGTTTCTTCCGCTATAGTAGGACGAGGTGGAGTCTTTTCATGGGCTGCCATACGACCTTTGTAGTCGTCTCTCATTTGTTTCCTGCGTTTGATTTCGGATAACACCAGATACTGTGGAAAACCACCAGTAGGTGCTTGCATTTCAGTCATTAACCTGTCATCAGGTAATGATTTTATGTCGTCTTCTAGTTGTACTATATTCATAATTAACCCATTCCTCCTCCGCCACCGAGGGCTTGATAAAGTCCTAAACCACCGAGTCCTAAACCGAGCATATTCTGTGCGGTAGAAGGTCTAGGTAAATATTGAGAAACCTGTGTACCGGGCTGTACTGGCAATCCTCTGAGTATTTGTGAATAGAATCCAAGTTGTTGTCTGGGATAAGCTAACTGATCTTGAAACTGCTGATAACCGAGATCATATATTCCTTGCTGTTGTGCTTGTCTAGCTGCACCTGCTTGACCTAATTGTTGTAGTCGTTGCATCTCGGCTTGTTGGTCTAATTGTCCTAAACCGCCTAACTGTTGTGCTGCTCCCATTCGTTGTTGCATTTGCTGTGCTTTCGCTAGTCTATCAGACTCCCACGCTTGTCTTGCCATATCATAACCTCTCTGGGAACCTCTGGTTTGTATGTCGGCTTGTAATTGAGCAGCATTTTTTGCTAGTTCGGCTTGCTCTATACCTTCCCGATAACCGCCTAATCCTCCTGCACCTGCAGCTTGCAATCCAAGTCTAGCTTTTGCAGCATCTGCTTGTGATTGTGCTTGTCTTAGTTCTATATCCGTAACTTTCTGTTGATAAGGATTGGTATAAGAAGTAATCTCATCAGCAGTCATTTGAGCAGTGGGGTCTTGATAGCCGACTTTGGAAGCTATGTCAGAAGCTTGTTGCATCTGCCAAGGTGTCCCCGCTGCTGCCATCCCTGCAGCCCCAGTAAATGCTAACTCTTGATAGGGGTCAAATTCTGCGAATCGTTGTCCACCGTAAGGGGTATAGGGTGTAGTAGATTCTTCCTCTGTACGAGTTAATAACCTCTCAAAATACGGCTGTGCGTATTCAGGTAAATTAGTTTGTGTTACCGTTGATGTGGTTTCTTGTGGACCACCGCCTCCGCCTTTACTCATTGTTAAACCTCTTTTCAAATACCGTATAAGCCTTCTTCCATTTAAGACGACTTAACCATTTCCAAAAACCGAATCTAGCTGTACCTTCAATACCGTCACAACCAGAATCTTTTGCCCATGCTTCCAGCTTCATTCCCAGCATGAAAGCCCATTCTTTAAACTCATTACCACCTATGTACTGAATAGCACACATTAAACTATTGGGGTATCTAACAAATTGAGTAGTGGCTACTCCCAATATGTCATTATCATTATTAAACGTAACCCATAATTGTTGTTCATCTTTTAACAAGGCTTCATGCACAGAATTAATTGTCCAGCGACCTCCTGACTTGATGACTGCCTTTTCTAAATGTGGCTCAACATCTTCCCAAACCGTATGAATATAGTGAGCAGGAACTAAAGTTATAATGTAATCAGGATCACTTTCCTTGATCTCAACATAATTAGTATCCTCTTCAAATAAAGCTACTTCTGCTTGGTTCATGTGGGTAATACCTCCTGCTCATCAATCTCTTCAGCCTGTACTGTAGTTCCTGTCTTATTAACCCGAATTTTCTCTAACATTCCATCAAGCTTATCGGCACCTGAATCGCTACTGCCGTCTCCCAACATGGAAACTACATCCGCAGGAACTATATATTCTCCGGGAGAAACTGCGATACCTTGCTGATTACCGATCATGCCATTAACCATATCATCCATACCCCCACCCTGTCCTGAAATGATGCCTTCTGTCTGGGCATTAGGTACTTGTTGCTGTAGGACAGAATCCCTAAGTTGAAGGAAAGCATCTATTCCGTATTTTTCTATAAAAGCTTGTATAACTGAATCTGGATCAGGGTGTTGACCCAATACAGCAGCTATAACTTGTTCTTGCAATTCTTGTTGTGGAGGTATCTGTTCAACAGGTTGTTGCATTGCCGTATCTCTCATACTTTCTTTTATTACTGCTTGTACCTCGGGCTTATTTAAGCTCCCCGTAGTTATTAATCTTTTTACAAAGAAAGGAATAGATTCAAAGCTACCTACTGTAAACCCAGTCAAGCCTATTAACTTGTCTAGCAGGAAGCTTTGTTCTGGTTTTGATAAACTAAAAATATAATTTGTAAGAGGCAAATCTTCAGCATATTCGCCAAGAGGTTCAGCATCTACAGGAATTTCTGTTCCTGCTTGCATTTCTATCTGACCACCTCCCTGCATCGCCATTTGTTCATCATTACCGCCTCCCTGAGGATCATCTGTAGAACCCGAAAAATCTCTCTTAGGATCGTAGAGAAAACTATATGGATCGAATCCCTGACCACCTGCGTATTGATCAAATATATCCTTCCAATCGTAAGATGTTGGATCAAATTTTGAAAAGTCTTGACCGCTTGACCAGTCTTGAAATTCCTGATCTGTTGCAAATTGATCCCAGTCAATACTATTCGTCCAGTCTTGGAAATCCTGATTTGTTGCATATTGTGACCAATCAATATTATTCATCCAATCTTGGAAGTCCTGCTTTGTTGCAAATTGTGAAAAGTCTTGACCACTTATCCAATCTTGGAAGTCCTGATTTGTTGCAAACTGATCCCAGTCAAATTGACTATACCAGTCTTGGAAATCTTCATTTCCATATTGTGACCAATCTTGATTATTTAACCAGTCTTGGAAGTCCTGATTTGTTGCAAACTGATCCCAGTCAAATTGACTATACCAGTCTTGGAAATCTTCATTTCCATATTGTGACCAATCTTGATTATTTAACCAGTCTTGGAAATCCTGATCTGTCGCAAACTGACCCCAGTCAAATTGGTCATACCAGTTTTGGAAATCTTGGTTCTGATATTGTGACCAATCTTGATTACTTAACCAGTCTTGGAAATCTTGGTTTGTTGCAAATTGACCCCAATCAAATTGATCATACCAATTTTGGAAATCTTGGTTCTGATATTGTGACCAGTCTTGATTACTTAACCAGTCTTGGAAATCTTGGTTTGTTGCATATTGTGAAAAGTCTTGACCTGCATACCAGTCTTGGAAATCCTGCTCGGACATAAAGCCTGTTATATCTGGACCTAAACCACTAATATAATCCAACCAATCTTGCTCACTATAACCTCCAGTTGCAAGTAAATTGTTGATGTACTCTTGAAGTGATGAATCGCCAGTACCACCAGTTTCTGTTTCATAATCAGTGTCACTGCCACCACCATCAGTGCCACTGCCACCACCAGTTATTGAACCAGCACTTCTGACTCTTCCGGGAAAGTAGTTGAATTCAGGATCAATGCCGGGCATATAAGTTTTAGGAGGAATAAGTTGTCCTTCGGGTCCATACAAGTATGGACTTTCTGTATAAACAATATTGCCATCATCATCATAGACTATCTCTCCAGCTTCATCGGTTTGTGCAACTGGTTGCATTTGCCAAGGTGCAAGACCTGATTTGGCAAATGGACTTTTTAATGTGGTATGAAGTGGTAATCCAGCAGCATTAGCTTGATTGTATCTTTCCAGCACACTGCCCGTTGGGGCATCTGCAAAGATACTTGGCTCTGGGGGAGTATAAGCAGGAGGGTTGCCCCAAATATTGGAAGTATCAGATGTGTCATCACCTGTGTCATCACCTGTGTCATCATTCATCCAAGGATAGAGTGATGTATCAGTAATAATTTGTGTTCCTCCCGGAGCAGAAGATAACTGTCCTCCTTCTTCGTAGTGGGGTATCTGTCCTCCTTGAGCACCGTATAAGGGCGGTTGATAATAAGGAGATCGAGGAGAGATTTGTTCGGGGTATTTCGCTAAAAGCTCCTCTCTTCTTTTGCCTTTTCCTGCTCGCCATTCTGCCATATCTCTTTCAAATTGTTCTTGGGCTTCTTGAGCACCCAATGAACCGCCCCCTAAAGCGATGGGTAAATAGTTTTCGGATAAAGAACTTAAAGTATTTTTACTAAATAAATTTCTTCCTATATCTCCAAGTCTTTCTGTTCCGCTTTGAGCTATCCAATCTGACATGGCTTCTTTGCTTACTTCTTCTCCTGCTGTTTGTGCTGCTCGTTCTGCTACCCATTGTGTCGGCACTGGTGTTTGTAGGGCTGCTGCTTTAAGAGATTCTTCTGAAGCTATCTCTCCTAAAGCTTCTGAACCAGAGCCTACCTCTCCAAATACACTTCCTAAACCATAGCCCATAATTCCAGACATAATTCCTTTCTCAAGATCACCTGTCTCTGCCCACGTTCCGAGTGCTGAACCTATCGCTCCTGCTCCCGCAGCCCCTAACATAGAACCTCCAGCTAATCCCGGCAGGAAGGTACTTCCGAGTAAGCTTCCCAATAAAGCTCCTATAAACATCTCAGGCTGTCCTGTCTGGGGGTTAGTCGTTATTGGTATTAAAGAAGCTATGCCCTCTACTTCCTTTGGATTAACGTGCATAAGCATTGTGTCGCCATAACGACCCATTCCTGCTAATTGCTGTGCTTGTCTTCTAGCATCCATATTATCTTTCCTCTTTGGTTTCACATCCAAATACATTAAAACTCATATCTACTGCACTCGTATAAACTTTTAAAACATCATCTTGATTAAGCGTTATCCCTATCACTATAGTTAGAGAATCATTAGCTGCAACCGATTTATCATAATACAGATACTGTTTATCATCAGCAGAAGCACCGCCTACATGAACGCTTAACCTAAATGTAATGGCAGAACCAGTCCTATTCGCTGCCACAATAGAACTTATTGTTGTTTGCGTCAGGTCTGGAACCGTATATAAAGTTGTAGTAGTAGTAGCTGCAGGGTCTACCTGACCCAATACTTTTAAAGTATCCGTCATTGTTTAGCTCCCATTAACAAAAACTGATGTCTTTTAACAGATTTACTGGTTACGCTTTCTGTCATATTTTTTAATAAAGTAACTTCAGTCTGCAAATTCTGTATTATCTGTTCCAGTTGTCTACGAGTCATAGACTCATTAGCTGAATTGTATTCAAGTGGAGCAACGGGTAAGGGTACTGGATTCTTTCCTGCCATAATTATTTCCTTCCGTCAGATCGCATATCTATTCGTGTTGCTCCCAATCTCCACCCGTAACCCAATCCACTGCTCTCAAATCTAAGAATTGTTTGCCTTGATCGTGCTCTTATAAAAGCCTGTGTATAACTTGGAGTAACATCACTGGTTGTTAATGTAGTCGCAGTAGTTAATGGATAGTCTGTACCTTTTACTGTAATCGTTACCGTGTCATCTGAATCAGAATTCTTAAACTTCAAGTCGGGTATGATCCGACTTAAAAACATAAACCTATCTCCATCTGGTTCCAGATCAAAGTCAGCACTCTCAATATAAGCGGTCATCGCACTACCGTCAGCATCATCTCCTCTTTCTTGGTCATAGAGATAATTCTCATCGCTACCAGATGTTTTACCCGCACCAAGTGGAAATTGCAAAGCGGGTGCTTCTATCCATGCGGTTCGGGTAAATGAATCCGTGTTAGTTCCTATTGACCAGACATTCTCTAAATAATTATAGATAACATAACGATCAATCTCATCAGAACTTTCTGAACAATAAAACCATATAATTTCATTCTTATCTACATTACTTGATCCAAATACTTTATATGCTTGACCTAAATTTATATCGGAATAAATATAGTCCTGTACGTCACAATTAAGAGCTTGCACTGTTCCTGTGTACATATAGAAACCACCTCTATCCATAAAGAATACTCGATTATCGGCATTAACAGCAGCGTTAGGAGAAATCAATGAAGGTCCTTCTGTTATTTCATTGAAAGTAAAAATGAAAGGTGCTCCCGCAAATCTCATGGATTGCATTCCCACATCAGTCCAAATCAATATTTCCTGACGAGTTCTTATAGCTCCTATAATAGTAGAACCTGAAGATAACTTTTGTCCTCCTGCCGTATTGGTAGAAGTAGGAGTCCAATCAATAGCACTTTCTTGGTCTGACCATCTAACCAATAGAGGGTCTAAATCAGAAGAACCAATCGGATTAGAGCCAAAGCAAATAATATGCCTATCTACATCAGATACCATTATCTGTAGAGCTTTGGTAGGAGGATTGCTTGCACTGCCCAAGCTAGTAAAAGGTATTGCTCTAGTGCCAGTACCTGAAGATTCGTCCCAATAATAAATTCCTCCAAGTCTTACACAACTTATTAAATCATCTCCAAAATTATCCGATGACCACAAGCGTAATTGGTTAGTATCAGTGATAGCTGTAACAGCCCCCCAAGTACCAGCACCCCAAAGTCCTGCACCCCAACCAGTAGATGAAACGTAGTTAATTATACCAACATTAATTTGATACGCTCCAACAACAGAACTTCCACCATTACCACTGTCACTGCTATTAGCCGTAACTTCATCTCCATCAGTGTCTTTGGCTTCTATGGTGTAGCTGTTCGTATCAACAATGGTAGCAATTTGATATTCTTGGTTGAGTACCGTAGCAGTGATATTGCCACCCAAAGTAGCTGCACCACTAAAGGTTACAAAGTCATTTTGTACTGCTCCATGACTTGAATCAGTTACAGTTATAGTTGCATCTCCATTACTTGCTGAAAATGTAACATCTCCTGCTGAAGTAGTAGCCCGAATTGGAGTGATATCGTTAAAATCAGCACCTTCTTTTACATATAATTTTAAATGAGTTCCTAACCCCAAATAATCAGTCTGTGCTTGATCTCTCCAAGAGTGCATATTTCGGCAAGTACCTATAAAAGTATTAGTAGTATTCTTTTGCCAACCGCCTATTTTTTCAGGCAAACCGCTTCTAAAACGAATTTTGTCAGCATCATACCAACCACCTTCTTCTGAATAAGAAGTTCCTTCCCTGTCTATTCCCGGTTTAAAAATATACTTTTTTAACATTATCCTTGTAATACTCTATTTCTTAAACGTATTGCTCTGTCACCCACTTGACTTGACCACTTAGAATCCATCATTTCTTCAGCAGCTCGTTCCCAGTCGGAAGTCTGCATAGCCTGAATAAAATTTTTAAATTTATTGAAACGTGGGTGTCCTAAATTAAAACACATATTTGCTATTACTCTCTGGTGATTATCACTAAGATTTCTCCACCAAGGCTCTTTCATATCTAATTCATCACAAACTATTTTTATATCGTTATCCAGACACTCTCTGATCCTTTGCTCAGAAACAGGAGTTCCTACAGGCTTTCCGTGTTCTTCATCTTTCTCAGTTATTAGATGACCTACCCCTAGTGTGGGATAGCCAAGATGATCTAAATAGATTTCGTATTCAAATCCTTCATCAGCAATAAGCTCTTTCATTAACTGGTCTTTATCCATCGTCTTCTTCCTCGTCATCAAGACTTCTGTAATACTCAACAATCGCCAAAATATCTCTCGTATAACGCTTAATTTCTGCCATATTATTGCTAATATTTTCATAGTCTTTAGTGGTTAGTGCGTAATAGGCTTGTTTGGGTG